TTAGGGGCTGGCCCTTGTGGTTGCGGTTGAGGCGCAGCCTGTGGTGCTTGGCCCTTCTCTGGGCCCAGTTTCTTTTCTGTAAGTCGCTGTAAAGGATCAGCCATCGTATTCTCCATTTTCATGTAAGCGGCTTTCGCGGCTATTTGCATTTTCAAGGTGCAGCTCGTTCTCGACACGGAGAATTAGCCGTTGAGGTAAGTCGAGCAACTGTCTAGCTGCCCAGATTGCACCCCGATTATAATCCATCTGTTGCTGGGTCATGTCGGGGCTGTCGGCCATAGTCAGAGCTAAAGATACTATCTCGTCTTCCATGACCTTGTGTAATCTTGCCCACCCTTTACTTTTGCTAAGGGCGGTTAACTCTTTAAGTTCAGTTAGGTTAGTAATTTTACAGTTCCCTTCTTGCCAGTACCGATATTGGCTGGCCCGAACTTCTGCATGTTAGTTACGGGGGTGGATTTCTTAGATCCTTTTTTCTTCGTAGCCATTACTTCTTTCCTTTCCACGAAATACGCTTTGAGCTTTTCTTCTTCTTTGCCGCACTCGTACATTTTGCCTTAGTAGGTCGGCATGCAGGGTATGATTTACGTTTCTCACCCTTTTGTCGTCCGCATGGCTTGCCTGTCTTGCAGTCAATCCAGCCCTTACCGCCATTCTTTGAAAACCATTCCCGTAAGCTATTTTCTTTTGCCACTGGACTTCTTCTTCTTGCTAGAGTTACCCCAGTTAGCAGCCCCTACTTTTCGGCATTTTGAGACGGCACCACTTGCGTAAGCGCTTGGCCAAACCTTGTAGCGAGCCTTTACCTTCTTAGCGCAAGCATCGAGTTTCTTTTTCTTGGCTGGCATAGGCTATCCTTGTGTGCAGGGGCAGTCCTTGTGCTGCATGTTGCCAGACTTCGTTTTCTTGCCCAGCTTTTTGACGTCTTTAGAAGTCTTAGCCATTAGTAGCTCTTTTTCATTGCAGGCTTCCTGACAGCTTTCTTGCCGGTTTTTTTCGCGTAAGCCGCCGCCTGCTTCTTGCCTGCTGCTGTGTACGGAAACTTTTTCTTACCTACTGTTGGCATATCTTTCTCCTAACAATTCCACGCTCTGCGTGACCAATAGTTTGCGGAAAGTTTGTTGGACTTCCCCTTTATTCCACCGCTACGTGCGCAGTAGGATTTCTTGCGTGAAGGCTGATCTTTTTTGATCGACATTTTTTTGTCGCCAAAGCGGATGATCTTTTCCTTGCCGTTTGCGCAAGCCTTGACCACAGACTTCTTGCTAGACCCCGCCGCTGCGCGGCGAGGCTTATTGCAAGGCATCTTGGCTTTATTTAACCGCGCCATTAGCTAGGCTCAGTAGGCCAAGTAATAGTATCGCTGTCGGGCCAGTTTTCGTCAGCCGTTGGAAGATTGCGAAGTGCGGCTCGGTAAGTTGCCCAAGCTGTCTTCTTACTTGCGGCAAGCGGGCTGTCAGCCGCTTGCGTCCAATCACACTCAGCAAGCCGAGCATCGCGTAGCATTCGAGATGCTTTGGCCTGAGCCGCTGGTAAAGCATCATCAAATTGTTTTTGGATAGCAGCGTTTTCTGCCTCTTCTGCTGCTGTCATCTCGCGGTAAACGCCGCCTTTGTATATGCCAGTCATAATTTAGCCCTCTTCCATTTGCACTTCGACAACGAGCTTGCCGTGGTTGAAATCTCCTGATGAGGCTTTGAACCGAAAGCCGCCTTCCATTGCCGCTGGGGTGGTTTGAGTATCATAACACATCCATGCCCCATGCTCGGTGTTGGGGTAAGTATGAGATGAATACTTCCACATTATATTGTAGTGTGAGCCGCCAGATCTATTGGTTTGACTACCTGAACCGTGGCGTGTCGGAATGAGCATAATTTGGCCTGACATCCCAAAGCCGTAGTTGTAACCAGTGTTATAAATAGGATTCCCGTAGGATGGATACCTCATCCAGCCTTGGTCGCTGTTATGCTCCTGACCCTGCATGTTGTTGCTATTGTATCTGCCGTGATACGTGTTGCCAAAATAGCCAGAGCTTATCAGGCTGTCACTTGAGTTCAGACCGTAAATGTCAAGATACCAATTGCCAGTACAACTGACTTCGTACATCGACAAGCGAACACCAGCAATTTTTTCATAGGTGATGTCCGAGCTTATACTTGCCCACGTAATGTCGTGATAATTGGCTGCTGAAAGCGTGTTGAAGTCGTATGTTTTCTTGATCGCTACGCCCTGTGGTGGTGCGACGTATTCAAGAGCGTTTGCAGCGCTGTTGACCGCAAGCTGCTGACCAGCCGTACCTATCGCGGCTGGTAGGGCCGCAGGGTTGAACTGCAACTGCCCAGAACCATTAGTGGTTATGGGCTTGTTCGCAGTCCCGTCGGCTGCTGGTAGTTTAAGTGGAGAGTACGCAAGCGTACCACTTCCGTTTGTGACAAGAGGTGCGTTGGCAGCTCCGTCTGTCGAGGGTAGGGTGAAAGTCGTACCCCCGTTTTTTTGTATTTGATCTACTACGATCTTACTCATTTTCTCATCCTTTCAAACGAGTGGGGGGTTAATTCGATTTACGGCGTTTCGTGCCATATAGCGTGAAGATGGTGTCTGCATCGTTAGCGGAATGAAAACTTCCTGCTGGAGATCTCAGGTAAAATCCGTTGCACACTGCACTATTTAGCTTTGAGTAGAAACGTCCGTAACCAGAGCGGTCTTGGTAGCCGCCCTCATAGCCATGTATAATGCTATAGTCGCCTGATATACTTCTGCTATGGGCCGCTTGGCTCGTCGGGGGAGGCACATGGAAGTTAAACTCAATAACTTTGAACGAGCCATCTTGATGAGCATCATCAAATTGGTTTTGCTGGGCGTTTGTATACATTTCACCAGACGTATTAGTGCTGTCAGCGCTGTTTCCGTACTTGCCGAAATTACTCCAGCTTTGTGATGTTACGCGGCTCTCATTTTCCATCGCACCAAAAAAGAGGTAGGTAGTATTTGACGAAAACTTTAGACGCTGGCAACGGAGGTGGAAGCTCTCGTACTGCTCTGTATCGAGATTGGGAAATTCTGCTAGGGTGTCGCCACCAGAGTCGTAAGAAATCTGTTGCAGCTTTCTTCTGGTGAGAAAAGTATTCTCAATATCGTCAAGAGTTAGCCCTGCTGATGCTGATGCTGATGCGCCGCCGCCAGATGTGTTTGTTCTTAGAGTTCTTCCCATACTAGACCTCCACGAACGTAACGGTTGTGAAGACACTTGTAGCGTCGTCTTGGTTTTCTAAGTATAAACTGTCACCAGAATTTAAGACCAAGCCGTTACGCTCAAACGTGCCAACGCCAACACCGTTTTCTAAAAGACCTGCCTGTGGGATCTGGGAGAAACCAGTGTTGGTAGTTCGTAGTTTATTATTGTTAGCTGCGCCTGATAACATAAACTTCTCTACTGGCGGGGTTTTAGCATTATCCATAGCAACAAGAACTGCATCCTCATTGCCAGTATGCTCTGCCGCTGTCTTCCAGTTAATTAAGTCTGTAGAGTAAAGAGCGTCACCCTTAGTCATGCTCGTAAAGCAAACCCAAAGCGATGCGCCAATCCTCTGTGGCTGTGTCGTTTTCTGCGTAAGGTCGTGTGTGCCGGTTTCCTTTGTCAGAACAGAATAGAAATCTCTTACATTGGTTCCAGCAAAAACGTCTTCATGGTCAAATGACCAGATTCCACGTCGGTCTGAGTTGTTGCCCTGAATATTTAAGTAGTACCTGTCATTATTGGGGTTGTACTTAATCCAACTGGCAGAGTTGCCACCGTCTCCATCCATTTGCAATCGAGCGTTCCAGGCGGAACCTGTAGCAATGAAGAGTGAAGGGCCTTGATTAGTGGTGCCGTCCTTGGCATTCTTGATCGTACTCGCACCCGCCGTGTAAGAATCGTTGTTTCTCCATCTCCGCGCCGATATAAGACCCAATCGGTGTTGGCTACCTTTACTAGCTGCTGGAGTAACACCACTATGAAGGCCGAACACAAAGACACCACCGTCAGATTGAAAATCTAGCGTCACGCCATCATCTGCGGCGTAGCCGTTCCAATCGCCAGAGCTTGTATGTCCGTAGTTGTAAGTAAAGCTATCAGAAGTACGGTTGCCAGAAGTTTTGGAGACGCTAGAAGTGCCATTAAAGCTGTAAAAATAACCACCCGTCATATAGCCGTTGTGATGGACGCACATAAATGTATCAGTCCAAGGGTCGCATATCACTGCTCTATTGTAGTATGAAATACCGTGGGATTCAATATAAGTAGTGCCATTGGCGCTGTAGCTGGCTGCTAACCAATTTTGGAAAAAAGATTTATCTGCCGCTAAGTCAGTGTGAAAACGAACATCGTTGCTACTGGGAAGCATAACACCATACGCAGTCGCTTTGTTGTAAGCCGCTGGGTTCTCAAAGAAGTATGGTTCAAATATCTGATACCGAAAACCCTGATCCGCGCCGCTTTGCATATTATACTGAGTGCCGTTAAACGTCATGGCTTGCTTTGCGCCGCCAATTCCAACGCTTAGTATCGTGGTTCCCTTAGTAGTAGCGGTTAAGTCAAAGTCACCTGTGTTGTAAGTGATGTTTTGGGCAAGTGTGTCGGAGATTGATGTAAAGTTTAACTGGTGATCTGGATTTGGGGTTTTATCAATGACAATAGAACATTTTGGGTTCTTCGTGTTGTCGGCGCTAATCGCATTGATCGCAACAACAACGGGTGAAGCTGAGTCGTTTGTAAAAATCTTTGCGGCTTTTTTTGCCGCGACAGTGTTGCTTGATCTACCAGCCATTCATTTTCTCCTAGTTGTCGCCAAAGTAGACCACTCGGCCTGTTGATTGGAATTTGTCTGCCGCAGATGATCCAGCATCTCCGAACGCATGAAGAACCGTCCCAGAAGGGACAGTAATCGTTGCGCCATCACCAACATAGCCAACAGCGTAAGTAGCGTGGTTGCCTAGCACTGTGTCGGATTCAAAATAACTGTAGTGCGTGTCTATGGATGTGGCCTCGGAAACATAAAGCGTGGCGTCTGGCGAGATGCCTTGGTATGTTCCGACTATTGCTGTTCCGTTGGGAATGATTTCTGTGGTCTTCCACATGTAATCAGTAGCAGTCGCATCTGGAACTGCGTAGGCCGCTGCCGTACCACCCGCGCCACCGCCGCCAGATACTCCCGCATAACCGATAAAACCCATACCAGAATGAGCTTGGCAGTATGCGTAAAGCATCGGTGCGTCTTGCTCTAAAGTTACCTCTGTATACGCACCAGCCTGACCCGCAGTACCAACTACTGTTATCCCTGTGGTGTACGATGTGCCCGCTGGCGTTGCGTGTGTGCCGTCAGCAGTCTCCGAGAAGCGAATTTGGTGGCCCGCGTTTGATGGGTGAGACTGGTCAAATCGGTAGAAAATGCTTGGCAGTATATTCGCCCTAGACCTAACGGTTCCGTCTATAGCAAACTTGTTACCGCTCGACGTGCTTACAACGGAAACTGCAATAGAAAAGTCTTCCTTTAAAATTGCGCCAGATGTGTCAAAGACTGCGCTCACCCAAGAGGTGCCGTTGTAAAGCTTTAATGCGCCCGCCTGAGTATTGAAGTAGACAGCGCCAGTTTGTACGCCAGAGCCGCTTGGGTCAGAAGCGTGTGAGCCCACGAAGACAGCTTGCACTTCACCAGCGCGTGTCGTCGCGGTTGTGGCGTGAGTGGAAGCGGTGTTAGCATGACCTAGCGCAGTAGCAACTTGGCTGTTCATGTCAGCTACCAGATCGGATACGCCAGCCACGTCCTGCCAAGGGCCACCCGTAGTGCGGAACTGTAAGCTCTCTTGCCCAGCCGTAGATACGAACTGGAACTCAAACGCGGAAATGTTGCCACTAGCGTTGAACATCTTGGCCATCAACTGATCTAAGCGTAAGCCACCGCGCTCTGCGTCTTCTAGGTACGTGTCTAGTAAGTGCTCGCCAGTGACGGCACTCCTAAAAGTAAGCTGCTCGGATGGTACTCTAGTCTGAGCCATTCTTATTTATCTCCAAGCTTCTCAGCAATCTGTTCAACTCGACCGCGAGAGAGATTTAGCACCGATTGTATTTTGACGACGTGAGCATTGATCGTGTCGCGTCCCTGTTGATCCGCGTCTCTTAGCTCTGATATTGCAATCTTTGTCGCCAACAAGTCGTCCCTGATTGGAGATAATTCCTCTTTGATCTTTGCGTCGATGTAATCTCTGACCTTCGGGTCTATCGCAGAGGCTAATGCTTTGCTGTCAGCTAACGTCATTTCTTATCTCCCATTGGGATAAGGTTCCCTTTCTGGACTTCGTTCTGGATATTCTCTTGAGGCTGTACGGATGCACCGCGCATCTTTTCCATAAGCTGCATTTGCTGCGCAGGAGTTGGGCCTTGAGCCGCTTGCTCCTTGGAGATTTTGAATTGCTCCAAGTCGGATATGCCCATAGCGCGGATAGCCTCTTCGACTATCTTGCCGCTGTTGTATTCCATGCTTAATCCAGTTTGGTTCAGCATGCCCAACATATTCATCCACGTTTCTGCGTTCTTCGTGGGTTCAAGCGGGAGCGTTCCGTCGATCACGAGGTAGTCGATTTCCCCTTGGATGTCGGAAAGATTGAAGTCGAGGTAATTGTCTTGAACCATATTGGCTAAAGAACCCGTAACATCACCGTCATTCATACGAATTGAGCCTTCGTTTGCGAAGAAATCTTGTATGTTGGACGTCATCATCCGTACCATTGGGCGTATTGATGTTGATGATATGACGCGGCTAAGTACGCCAAGTCGTTGACTGCCCAGTTGGGTAAGCCGCTGTATTTCTGTAGCTGTTCGCACACCGCCTTCGGCTGTCGGCATTCCTTGCTGGGCATCTGATGCGGCTGATAGGCGCTGCTTTAAGCCCCCCATCGCCTCTATGTCTCGCCAATGACCCGCAGTTACGTCAGGTATTTGCGATATGAATACGCCTTCGTTGGGCTTCGACCCTGGCAACGTCCGTACAAGACCGTGCGGGTTACGGTCGATCAAGTCTCCGATGGCAACTTGCGTAGGATCTACGAATATTAGGTTTGATAAAGCCGCCTGCACGTTGTCGATGCGGCTGCGAAGCAGCCACGTAGCTATATCGTGCAGTGGAAGAAGCAAATCGTATAAAGATTGGCCGTATGTCTTGTGGCTGTCGTGGTATAGCCCACCGATTACGACAGGGAATTGCTTGCCGTATGGGTTTAGCTGGCAACGTATTACAACGCTCTCGTCTAGGATTGTTACGACCATCCAAAGCTGGTCGATCTGAGGCAGATTAACCTCATATCCCGCAAGGCGTACCCAGCACTCGTCTACTACTCGGCTGTCACCAAGCGTAAATAAGGAGCCGCCGCTTTCTCTGCGGTTTCTGTCGGCTGGGTCGATAGATAATCCACGGCCAGCCTCTTTGTGCCAAGTGTGTCCGTCCCACCCTTTATTTGGCGCAGAAATTCTATTGCGCAGCGCTGGGAACTCGCGAAGCTTGGGGTACAATCCAGATTGGAGGAGCGCATCATACGATGAGTAGTCAGCAAATATGATGTACTGCATGCGCTCCCAGTCGCCCCACTGTACGCGGGGATCATGGAAAACCCTTCTGGGATCGACGTTTGTGATGACGTTGGTTCTGTTCTTTTGCGACCATGTGACCTTCGTAGGGGCGTACCCGTAGCGGATACAGTCAAGAAGATGTTGCGCAATTCGGGCCTCCCCTGCGGTTCTTCGCATTTGCTGATGAAGAAGGCGCTCAAGAATTGCTCCCGACTTGCGAGACTTTCTGTTCAAGCCTTCTAGCTGGAACATCGGGTTGCGGCCCGTAAGCGCCGCCATGAGATATGTGAGTACCGTGTCGCTGATTGCGCGTGTGTCAGCGATTACAGCTTTCTCACGGAACTTTGTGGCGTCAGGCTTAACGTAAACATCGTGAGCGCGGTCTGCTTGCTTCCAGTGGCTGTAACGCTGCGATACCCTGTCGTATGACATTTGCATCGCTGACTTCGCGTAGCTGACAAGACGCTGCTCTTGCTCGTCTGTTAAGTCGATTGAGATGTCGTCGTATCCCATCAACTTTTCGGCATGCTCAGACAAATCGACAACGATACCGTCGTCGGATGGTGTGAACTCTGCGCGATAATTTGCGTTATTAATAGCCATAGTTATTTGTTACCCTCTTTGCGGT